CCAGAGAGGAGGGGTTTTTGTTGCTTTGAGATGGCTTCATGGAGAACTTTGTCCCTCACTTCATAGAATCTTCGTTGACCACTCTTTGCGGGGAAGTCAAATGTGAGTGTTTGACCATCTCGGTTCAATTTGACATGCTTCCTCTTTAGAGACATGGCACCAAGGGCGTCGTCATTGTCCCTTGATCCCGAACGGAGATATGCCACGACAATCATGCGGAGAGTGAGTGCGTCATCCCATAACGGGTGCTTGGGATCACCAAGTATCTTTGCGGTGACACTCTTAATCCTGGAAAAGTCAATTTGTGTGGCTCGCCCTCTTCTCAATTTTCTCTGTTTTTCCAGGAACTTTTCACTGTAGTAGTAATGCTTTTTACCGGTGGCATCCACAGCAGTCGCCAAAAGCTTGGGGTCATTGGGGTACACCTCAACATTTGTGTACGCGGGTGGAATACCAATTTTGTGATACCTTTGCTGCTCGGCTTCGGGGACTGGACGTCCAGCTCTGTAAAACACACCACGCTTTCGGGTTATCATCTAACATAGGATAGGATTATCTTTTACATGTATGAAATAAATCATAATTTGACATACTTTTAAGGTATAAGGACTATGTGATAACCATTTCACTACGGGAACTTGGCCGTATCTGATACGGGGAGCTATAGGAGCTCTCACAATTCATACTCTGTGACTGTAAAGCGACCCTTCTGCCTTGTCACAGGCTCGCCAAATAGTTGGACTATTCTCTGTTTACCGCGAGTTGTACCTTTAACCTGTTTCGTTTGTTTATCAATTGTAGCTTCAGATCTGAATGGAACTTCGGAGGTAAAGTATTCAATACCATCTTCTGTAATCACCGTAATCAGATCCGGTGGTGATAGTTGGGCACCCACAAACTTTGGATCTTTGTAGAGTGCCCTAAACATTCAACCTACACTAAGCGGAGATAATCGTTGAAAGATACAATATTTGTCGCACCCTTGATGAAGTCTCTGTGCTCTTGTGCGTGGGCAAAAGCTTCCCGCACCATTCGCTCTGCGAGAATTGAATCGTATACACAAGGTTCAACATCCCTAATGAGGTACCCAGGTGTAATAAGTTTGGGCTTTACAGACATACTCGTGAGAAGGTATTCGTAATCACAGACTTCCGATATGATAACAACCGCATACCCTCTCTTAGCGTAGCTGTACTCTATAGCAGACATGTAGTCTGCCTTTGTTTCTGGAGTAATGACATTAGTAATCTTAGAGTTCCGTGCGAGACCCGCATGTACAACCAATTCACTGTTTCCTCTACCTGGCACTTCCAGAAATACGATTGAATTCGTTGAGACCGCCTCAATGTATGCGCAATCAATGTAACGAGCAAGTTCTTGAATGGCTGTTTGAAATCCAAGGGATTCAAGACCGGGCATATCATTGAAAACTGTTTTGGCAATACCGATGATGTTTGTATCTACACGATCATCAAGGGCCAAATCCCTCGCAGACTTCATGGATTCATTTCCACAGATACAATAGAGTCGGTCAAGTCCAGTAATATTCTTAACAGCTTCATCAACATTAACAAAGTCATAGGATGTTTTCAAAAGGGACCCGGGTCCATCGTCAATATCATCCTGGTCAAAGTATGTCTTTACATTTTGATTGAGACCTCTAAAACCATCTGCGAAACCGTGGACGCGATTGCCTTGACTTTTTTCACGAAGAGTGATTGACCGGATGAGAGTATTCACACCCGGGCACACACCACCAGCGGTAAGGATGCCAATGTTCATTTTGAATTACACACGCGCGAAGTTTTTATGTATGTATAATGTATAGGAATGTCTCTGGAAATTGTGACATACGCGAACAAGTCTCGGGGTATGTTTGAAGAACTTGTCAATAATGAGTTTGGTGTTCCAGTCAAAGTTTTGGGTTGGGGAACAAAGTGGAGTGGGTTCAGTGATAAGTACAAGGTGATGACACAACATCTTGAAACTAAGAATGATGATGACATTGTTATTTTCCTTGATGGATTTGACACAAAGATCAATAAAAATCCACATGAAGTTGTTGAACTTTTCAAGGAATGTAATTGTAAGGTTCTCGTGTCAAAGGATCCAGAAGTCCCCGGTAAACCTCTTACACACCTGATTTTTGGAAAGTGTGGTGAAAAATCTACCGCCAACTCGGGTCTTTACATGGGTTACGCTAAAGAACTCAAGAGTGTCATAGATGAAGCATTAGCTGAAAAGTGTGAAGATGATCAAACAAATATAAACACAGTTTGTCAAAAATCTGAATTTGTAAAGGTTGATGAAGAAGAGAAAATCTTTAAAAACTTTGGACCTTTGGATAAGAAACATGATACGGATGCCATCTTTGTGTCGTACCCAGGTTCTCCAGGGTTTGATCGTTACACAAGAGCTATAGTTGAATACACACAATTCTTGTACATGTATATATTGTGTCTAATCATTTTAGGTCTAGCCCTGTTCCCACAGAGGCAAAAAGTTTTGTTACCCACATTAGTTCTATTTACAACTTTCTATGCTTTTGTCGCAGATAAATCATGCACTCTCCATTCTGGCTAAATCATCCACACTTTGTTCTCTACGAATGTCTCTACTTTTTCGTCTTACACCAGCTATAGTATTAAGCCATCTCGTCACAGCCTTCTTTGACGCAAGTTCTGATGAGGTTTCATCACTCACTATAATGCTAAGACCGTTACACACATCCGGTTTGTTTTCTCTATCTGGAAATTCTAAATTGAATGCCTGTATGGATATTGCTGGAATATCCGGTGCGTCATCAAGAAGTCTATCATACTCTTCACGACACTTCTTGACAAAATCTATCACACATGAACGATCTTTGGCCTCAAGGGACAATTCCATATCTATATTTCTATAATATTTGGAATACTGAACGCACATCACAGAGTGATTCTCGGATAGAGTAGAGCTTTGACTAAACTTTGAAATACTCGTGAGAATACCACCAATTACATTGAGGAATGCAAAAAAGTACTGGACAATCATAATTTTAGTTCTCGTAGAGGGGTCCAAATCTTCATTCCCACTTGGGTTGAGAACCGCAAAACCACCTACACCTGTGATACTCGCTATTACTATACTTGGATATGACAGGTAGTCATTTTGCTTTTTATAGTGAAGACGGGCGTGATTGTGGAGCCATCTATATCCCGCAGCTCTCTGCGCCCATGATTTGAGAAGCTTCTCTTGCTTATCACACCACGGATTGTGCTCGCACACCACTTCTTCACCCATTATTTTACGCGGGCATTTTTAATCTCTGTCGCCTCCTGATACGCGAGAGAGTCTACTAATTCATTCTGTGGGTCTCCGTTGTGTGCTTTGACCCAACGCCACTCTACAGACTTCATTTTTTGAGAGAGTGTATCAATTTCAATCCACAGTTCTTTATTCTTAACGGGTGTACCCGCAGCTGTACGCCACCCATTCCTTTTCCAATTCTTAATCCATGAAGTTATACCATTCTTGACATAGTTACTATCGGTAAATAGCCTTATCTCAAGAATGTCGCGCGCGAGACACTGTTGAAGCGCCTTAACAACTGCAGTCATTTCCATAGCGTTGTTTGTAGTGTTGTCTTGTCCCCCAGAGATTCTCAATCCTGGGCCAACAACACCCCACCCACCTGGACCAGGGTTGCCGAGGCAACTACCATCTGTGTAAATGTCCCGCATTTGTTATTACATGTGTCATTTATTTAAGTTTGAAATATCCATTACGACCATTGCGGGACATCGCGAAAACGGTCGCGATCACACCCAAAGCGAGGATTGACACTGGAATCCAGACTCCCATTTGTTGTTGCTTGGTTTGCTCTTCAGCCATTTTATACCATATCATTAGATTTAAAAATTGTGTTCCGATCAATTTTTAAAGTTAATTTTTTTATTACGCGAAACGAGACGAGATCAAAATACCAACTTAGTTGGAGAATGCAAGCCCGCCCATACCGGATTGGATGCGGAGAACGTTGTAGTTGACCGCGAACATGTGCATGGTGGTGGAGGCCGCCGCCGCTGGGATGGTGACCGCGACTTGGGCGTTGTCAATACGAGAGAAGTTACAAGTACCGGTTGGTTGGTGTTCTTCTGGCTTGAGCGCGAAGGAGTACGAGTACACACCTGGGTATGGGCAGCCAGAGTGGTGGTTGTACGCTTGCACTTGGTTGAAGTACTTACCCTTTTGGGCCTTGAATCGGTCTTGACCGTTAAGGACCAACTTGAAGTCAGTCAATGGACCCGCGGCTTCTTCGGTGAAGTCAACAATGGAGCCGGCTTCGCCGCACTTCACGAGTGGCACACCAGACGCGAAGGTGGTTGGCACATAGCAGTTACCAGAGATTTCAGCGAACGCGTTGGACTCGAGAACGATGGAGGTCGCACCTGGAGCGGTGGTGAAGTTCCACAAGGAAGTCGCAGTGTTCGCGGACGCTGGGTCGTTGAAGCACCACACCAATTCCTTGACTGGGTGGTTGTAGCTGAGGCGCTTGTTGGAGGTGGAGCCCGCAGTGACGGTGTCGGAGCCAGTGTGTTGCACTTGCTCGATGAGGTACTCGTGACCCTTTTGCGCGAAGCGTCGGCGCTCTTCGGTGTCCAAGTACACATAGTTCGCCCAGACCTTGAACACGGAGGTGCTCAAGTAGGTGGAGAAGGTGGACGCAAGGTCGAAGTCAATGCGCACTTCGTGGTATTGAAGGGCGATCAATGGCAAGTACAAACCTGGGTTGCGGTTGAAGAAGAAGATCAAAGGCAAGTACACAGTGTTACCGGTGATCGCAGTGGTCATCTTACCCCAGTTAGCCTTCTTGGATTCATCCAAGTAAAGCTCGGAGTACAAACGCCACCAGCGTTGGTAGTGCTTGTCAATGCGCTGACCACCAATGGACAATTCAGCGGACGCGATCGCACGCTCGGCGACCCAGTTGCAGTCATCACCGGCGGATGAGAGGGAGTTCGCCGCGGCGGATTGAAGTTCGACGTACATGTCGCCGACCAAATCACCGTTGCGGGCAACAGTGACGGACACGCGGCCTGAGTCGGCGGCGGTACCGTTAACAGTTTGTTCGATGTTTTCCATCGCGAAGTTAGTGTGACGCTTGTAGACAGCTTGGAAGAAGGTAACCTTTGGGTTACCAGTCAAGTAGACGTCTTGGGCGCCGTAAGCGACAAGTTGCATGAGACCACCGGCCATTGTGAGAGTTTTTGTACTATATACCAA